AGCTTCACCCACCAGCCCAACCGTGGGTCCGGTAACAATCCCACCTTTAGCAAACGCGGACACAGATGCGTTAGCACCCTGGAACATATTGATACCAAACCTGTCCCGCAAGGCTATCTTAGCTGCGGTTTCTTGTAACACGCCAGTACTAAAGATGCTTTGCCCGCCACCCGTTTCGCGGTTACCCCCACCGCCAGAATCAAGTTGTCTCGCCGAGTACCGGTCAAGTACGTCTCGGGTACCGCTAGTGTCCACATCACCAAACCGCATATTGTCAAACCTGCCAGGCATAGCAATCCGGTCAAAGTTGATCTCCGAGGCACGGAAGTCAATCTCGACACCAGGTAACGAATTTGCTTTTTCAATAAACCAGTTCAGACCACGGATCGAAGCATTGATAAACGTTTCCAATGCCCCGAGCATAATATTGAAACCCTCAGCAAAGAACGTTCTAATACCAAAAACAATGTCATCGAAGTCGTTAGCAAATGTGCCTAGCGCTAACAGAAGTCTGCCCAGACCAATCTCTTTGAACACTTCCATTGCTTGTGGCAAAAAGTGTGTCATCATTTCCGCTAACACACCAAGCGCCGGAATCACAAGACCTATGAGTACTGCTTCCAAAAGCGGTAACACAATGTCAATTAGTGGCAGGAACATCTCCACAAGTTCCAACACAATCGGGATTAGCGCGTCAAGCATCTCCACAAAGACAGGTAATGCTGCTTGTAGGATCCTGTCCACGGACTCAAAGATTGCACCTAGCACCGGCACAAGCATCTCGACAAGTGGACCGATTAGTTTGGCAAATGTTTCGACTAACATCTCCACCACTGGCATTAGAGCATCCAGGAGCGTGATAAACGGTGGCAACAAAGACGTGACTAGATCCACAACTATCGCAGCGATATCACCCATTATTGGGAGCAGTGGCAGGAAAGCGTCTATCAGACCAGGGAGTAACTGGAACAGCCCATCAAGTGCGGGAGCAAACGCCGCAAATGTTTCCTCAAAGATTGGTCCTAGCTTGTCTATTGTAGGCATCAACGAGTCAAGTAATGTGCCCACGATGTCAAGCAAAATATCGCCCACCGGCAAGAGCGAAGCTTTAGTAGTTTCTAAAGCCTTGTCAAACTTGAACTTGACCGTATCCGCTGTGATCTCAAAGGCTTCGTCAAGAACCCCTATCTCGTCCGTCATCTGTTCAAACAGCTTGCGGTTGTCATCCACCGATGCGCCCATTAGGTCAAGCACACCAGACAAAGCCCGCACGTTACCGAACACCGAGGTAGTTGCCTCAATGTTTCCGTCGAACTTGTCGGTCAAAGTTTCAAGGGTTGAGAACAAGCCCTTGTCTTTGATTTGTTGGCGTAAACCCTCAGCAGACAAACCCATACCGGCAAGCGCATCTTTAGCGCCCTGAGTAGGTTTTGCAAGTGTGTTTAGGATCCCACGGAGCTGTGTTGCTGCAATCGAGGCGTTAGTACCGGTCTTTGACATACCAGCCATCGCAGCACCGACCTCTTGGAAAGACACACCCAAGTTGGAAGCGATAGGCAGAACCTGACCCATAGACTGGGCGAGTTCCTCCGGTTCGAGCTTACCGAGTCGGACAGCCTCAGCAAGAACATCCACAGCCTGAGCGCCACCAAGCTGAGCCTCGCCATAAGCGTTCACCGCCGAGGTAGCAAGGTCAGCAATAGTCTTAGTATCGCCTAGACCAATAGCAGCACCCTTGAGTGATGCCTCAAGAACCTCGGTAGCTGCAGCGCCACGGAGACCAGCCGAGGTAATAAAGAACAGGGCATCTGCGGCTTCGTTAGCCGACTTGCCAAACTGTGGTCCAAGCCGAGCAGCTGCTTCCTTAAGTTCGCCTAGATCCCCTGCAGCAACACCTACTAAACCCTGGATCTTTGCAAAGCTTGTCTCAAACTCTGATGACATCTTGACAGCTGCAGCACCAATACCGGCTACCGCGGCAACAGACACCGCTGCGATACCGCCGACAGCTGCACCAAACTTGGCAAACGCGCCCGTTGCTTTCCCGAGCGCCTTAGTATTGGTGATGTACTTGATCGGGATAGTTATTTGCGAAACGCTACGAGCCACTCTTGAGCCTCACATTCACTCGCCTTGCCAAGCCATTCAGTTCACGCTCTACGGTGTCGTGTAACAAGGGTCGGTACTTGAGATATGCGCGGAAAGCATAACGACCACCCTTGCGCCTAACCAGCCTGTTCTTACCCTCAAGGACACCAATCATCCGCTGACCGGCAGGTGTGAACCCAGAACTACGAGAACCAGCCCGCTCAGTTAGGGCAAACATTCGCTTATACCCAGACTTGCCTGACGCGGTGATCTGGGCAACAGCCATACCTGGTCCAGCCGATAACCGGAGCGAGGGCTTGACGTTAGCGGATCTCCACTGGTTGCGCTTACTGCCAGACGCCATACCACTCATTGGCGCATCAGGACGAATCGAGTCAATCTCACCCTGCATACGCGAAGTCACAGAACCAATAGATTTTTTGATTCCGTCTTTAGTCTGTTTTTGGACCTGACGGTCAAGCTCACGAAACTGGGACTTTAGTTGCTTGAACGAGACAGCATCAATCTTCTGCTCAATCATTAGACAGCCCCAATCTCCACAACTATTGTACCGCTGTCACCTGCGCCTGTTAGCTCGTTTGATCTCGCCATCTCGAACCATCTGCAACGTAAATAGCATTCTCGGTGACAAGTCCATAAGCTCATTAGGGGAGATCTTCATTTCCCAAGCCAAGCTAGCAATCATCCAGTGCGCGGACTGGTCACCGAGCGGAACTATTTTTTTGGTTCCACAGCCTCAATAGATTCGACACTATCAACCCACTTTTCAAAGTTTTCCTTAGTCACCCCGGTACGTTTTTCGGAATGCCAAGCTAAGAACAACAGGTGTGTTAGACGAACCTCGTTTTGTAGACTCGCCATCGAAATGTCAAACCGTTCCTCAAAGGCAACAATATCTGATGCCTTCGCGGCGATTTCTTTAGTGGTGTTGTCGGTATAGCCAATTTGTAGGTTGATAATCATATTGCTATGCCGTTGCTCTTGTTACAACACCGTTCACTGGCCAGGTCACAGACAGCGTTGCCAGATCTCCCACGGAGGAAGCGAAGGGCTGGGTCTGTGTACACAAAGCGTTGAACGAATAGGTCGGGTTCGTGGCGCTAACCGCTTCCCCAGTTGGTTTGATAACAATAGCCAGGTCGGTGCCAAGCGCAGCGAACAAAGTATCGTCCACGCCACTTGCAGCAAAGTCCTGGTGGAAGTCGAGCGTAACTGAAGCATCCTTCAGCCCACCGATACGAGTACGGAAAGTCGAACCGAAAGCGGTTGTTTCCTGCTCGTCTACACTAATGTCGAGAGTGACCGCAGCAAGGCTTGAACTAAAGTCTGTGCCACCGATCTCGATGTCGTAATCTGTTGCGACAAATTTTGCCACGATATTCCCCTAATCTGCGAAAACGTCTACCGAGAACTCGGCAGCTAAGTACATTGACTCATCTAATGATATCGTACCAATGTTTCCCATTTCAGTTACGCGCACATCAAAAGCTGAACCCGAAAGTGTCTTGTCTGACTCAATAGCAATCTTCACGCTCTCGCTACCGTTAGAACAATAACCGTCAAGGCGTATCTGCGCCCACCGGTCAGATGCTCGTGAAGCAATGAGTGTCACAAGGAAACGGTAGATTGTTAGCCCACGCTGAAATGCCTGGTCATATTCCACACTGGTCAAGCTAACAACAGCCATAGGCGGGTTCACCTGGTCAGGGATCTCCTCGCTTACCCGCAACCCTGAGATAGTTCTAAGATTTGTTCCGAGACCGTCACGCATATCCTGGATTGTCAAGCCATTCTCACTTTCCGCCACGGGGCAACAAGCGCCTCAACATCAGGGTCAAATTTTGTGACACGCATTGCGCCTAGATCTCCAAACCCAGCCACACCAAGCGGGGAGTCATACCGTTTGAACTGGCGCATCGACAGCAGGATTGTGGCTTGTACGATATCCATAGGCACTGACGCAAAGCCAAATGTTCCGACCACCTGCACAGTTGCTTCGTAAGAATCAGTTACGCGCGGGTTCCAAATAGGGAACACATAATCGCCAACAGCACGAATCCTTGTGGACGGTGTTGAGAGTCCACCAGCTTGCCCGTTTAGTGGTTCAAGCTGGTAGTCAGTAGCTGACCAGGTCTCTGTGAACCCGTCACTACTAGGCGCGGTCTTGAGGGTAGTAAGACTTTGGAGATCGTCAATCTGCACAGTGAAACTATCTATGGGCAGATAGATCCTTGTAGCAGTGCCGACATCGTAGAACACTCTGTCTGTGTAACCATCTATCTCGCGCGAAGCTGATTCGATAGCAAGCTCAATGAGCGTATCGTCAATAGTATCTTCGATGCGGAGCGCCGATTTGACTTGGGTTAGGGTTGCGTATCCGTTTGTGATTGCCATTACAACAGTTTAGCGCAGCCACTCGTTGCGCCGTCTACGGGTTAGGGACCAATATCCAGCACTGTAATCCTCGCCCCTGATTTTTGCTTGGTGATATTCGAGGTTGTCGTTATATACACGATTGAGACGATCCTTTGTAATCTGTGTCACCCGTTCAGGTGTGGACATATCATATCGGGCACCTAGGTCAATATGTTTCACATGAAACCCGTTGTGCCTTGCCCTGCGCAGATAGTCCCGATCTTCTTGGTGTATTGGGAAGAATGACTCGTCAAACAAACCAACGTGTCTAACCACTTCTTCGCCTACGCAAAAGATTTGGAAGAACGGTTCAGCATCAGCGAGCGTTACCTCGTTAGGTTGTGCTTTGGATAGTTTGTCTAGATCCCCTGGCGCAAGTATTAGGTCGCACGAGGCAAAGTACCATCTGTCGTTGTGGGGCAATGATTTGATGCCGAGGTTCCACGAACCGGCTAACCCTAAACTTGCGGGCAACGGAATGTAGTGAACGTTTTGTGCCTTAGACGGGAACTGTAGCGAAGTAACCCCAGCACCGTTGTCTATGATTACGAGGTGGGCAATTTTTGTGTCTATTGTGTCAAGCATCCGCTGTAGTAGGTCGTAGCGACCAAAGACTGGGATTATGAGGTTTGGGATCACGAGACCATCGTATTGTACGATTCCTGTTTTGTGGTGCTATTTAGGTGTCAAAATAACTTTTTGCGAAACCCACAAGGCCAAAGGCTTGATTTTGCAGCCTGAAGGCTAACCCTACAAACGAAAGATCCCCCAGGCTAACCTACAAAGCCTGGGGGATCAATCTCGTTATGTCGGGTGTTAGCTTGCTCCACCGACAAAGTGACGGACGTGACCAGCGTGGGTCAGGTTGCCATCAACACGCATCGTGAACCGGTAGGTCACAGTGTCAGTGTTGAAAGCGTAGTCAGACGAGGAAGCAACCTGCAACCCGCCAGCCATACGCACCTTGTAGCTGGGGAAGTGCCCGAACAGAACCGACTTAGCATCGAGCGCCGTAGCAGCAATGTTTGGGTTCTCGATGACATCGAAACCAGCGAACTGGTCAGGCTGTCCAATGCCCACCTGGTACAGGTAGTTACCGGCAGTGTCCTTGAGCTTACGCATTGCACCGATGGAAGAACCGGCAGCCATATACCCAGTTCCAGGCAGACGGCGAACAAGTCCATCAACACCGGTGTAAGCCAGGTCAATCAACTCGTCAGCAGTGAACCCACCAGTTGCACCGGTAGCGCCCTCGACACCCTCAGATGATCCGGTCACGATACCTTCAGGCTTCGAGGATCCATCGCCAGTGGTGAGGGCAGCGTTTACGGCAGTACCGATTCCGTTACCAGCTTGCTCAGCCAAGTGCGACTCAATGTTGAACCCAGCGTCTGAAACAAGTTCAGCAGCAACGGGGATCAACAGACCGTACTTGTAAGCACCGAGAGTGATCGAGCTGTAGGTAGGCTCGGACTCGGCGAGAGCAGCACCGGCACCCTTGAGGGTTGCAGCACTGTAAGCCGTGAGAGTCGGGATTGTGAGATCTTCACCGGAGGCGGTGCGGATCACATCTGAAGTGTCGAGCATTGGTCCGACCAAACGGGCAACATCGAATACCTGGTCGTAGAACGACTTGGGTACGGTGTTAGCCGAGGGAACCAAGGTTGCGCGTTGTTCAAACTCGTGTCCACGAACTTCGCCACGTGCAATGTCACGAAGGATGTCCCCAGTGGAACGTTCTTCGCGTGCCTCGGCGGGAACGAATCCGCGAGCAGCTTGATCAGCTTCGGAACGACGTGCTTCGTTGCGGGTAGCAACAGCGACAGCCTCATCAGCGCGAGTAATGTCAGCTTCAATACGGTTGATTTTTTCAAGTTCAGCAGAGTCAAGCCCACGGCTATCTGATTCCGCACCTTCGATAACCTCGCGGATTTGCGAAGTCAGGTTGGCGCGAAGCTCCTGCTGAGTCTTTACGAACTCAGACATAGTTTCTCCTGTTAGTTAGGTGTATGGATATCCGTGGCGGTTCCACTCAACGGCGAGGTCAGTAGCGGCTCCGCTTCCCTGACATATCTATGATACCGAAAAAAAACTTTTGATATGGGTTAGACAAATCGGTGGCTAGGTGGTAGCCTTAGATTATCAAGGGGAGATCCCCACAAAGAAACGGAGAGAACGATGATAACGATCACAGATAGCAAAGTAGCAGCCAGCCAAAAGTTCATCAGCAAAATGGAACTGCTTGCCGGAGTAGCTTACGAGGACAACGTAATCTCAGGTGACGAACTAGACAAAATTATTGACCTAGTTCGCTACATGGAGAGTAACCGCGATTTTTCAAAATTGTGCTACTTCTGCGCATCTAAGAACCGCAAGACCTGTCAGCACGGGAACCGATAATGCGATACAACTACAACGATGGCGGACGAAAAGCAGCCGGGTACAAGGGCGAGGCTAACGACTGCGTAGTCAGGGCAGTAGCGATAGCCACCGGGCGCGACTACAGGGAAGTCTACAAAGAACTAGCGCGGGTGATGGCAGGCTTTGGTCACGAGCGCTCAGCCAGAAACAATATCCCCAACAAAATAATCAAGCACTATCTTCAGGATCTAGGGTTCGAGTGGATCCCCACGATGGGCAAGGGTACCGGCATCCAACACCATATGCGGGCAGACGAGCTACCCAGCGGAACCTACATAGTCAGCCTATCCCGCCACCTAGCCACAGTCATAGACGGGACGGTTCACGATAACCACGACCCCAGGCGCGAAGGTACCCGCGGAGTCTACGGACTCTGGCGGCAGAAGTAGGATAAACAGAAAGAACGGAGATCACAATGCAAACATTTCTACCAGACCAAAGCTACTTTGTCAGCGCAAGGATCCTAGATCGGCAAAGGCTAGGTAAGCAACGAGTCGAGGCGTACCAGATCCTACGGGCGCTCCGTGGCGAAAGCAAGGGTTGGGTCAATCACCCAGCAACTAGAATGTGGCGAGGCTACGAGCGAAACCTTATCCTTTACACAGAAGTGATGTGTGACGAGTGGACAAGCCGTGGCTATAAGGACAGTATCAAAGACAAGGTAGGTGTGATGCTTCCAGACTATCCCGACTATGTTTCCCCACCGTGGCTAACCTACGACCTAATCAGGACACACCAATCTAATCTAATTAGGAAAGATCCCACCTACTATCAACCTATGTTCCCAGGCGTGCCAGACAATCTTGCATACTTGTGGCCAGTGACGGAGGACAACCGATGAGAGAACTATCAGAACACACACTCAAGATGCTCGTGTTTAGAGATCCCACACTAAAGCAAGCAGCTGACCGATACCGATACTGCTGGGTGTTATTACCCGATGCGGTCTACGAGTTGGACCTAGCGGTCAAGAAGTCGTTACATCACAACTATCTTGAGGACACGCCAGAGATTGCGTACCTTCGCGCCAACGTGGAACTAATCGGCGAGGAAATGGATATTAGTGAGCAGATTCTGCAGGATGCTCTGAACCTAGAGTATCGGTTGTACGAGTCTCCATAGGCTCAACTACCCGCTTCTGTTTTCCCCGAGTAGCACTAGGCTGGTCAAGCTCGTGGATCTCCTGAGCCATCTGTGCAGCTAGCAGGATGACAGATCCTGAAACTGGATTACCGGCAACCCTGAGGATTGTCTTTTTGATTTCGTCTACAGTAGCCATTACAGTCCCATCAATAGTTCGAGCTTTTTCTTTTTGAGCGCAAGCATTTCGAGCGAAGTATCCGCCTTTGCTTCCTCACTCGTTTCAGGAGCAAGCTTGTCAAGGACACGCTCAAGTAGCTGACGGTCATCATCAGTAATGTTATCGCCAAGCTCAACTTTGAGTAATGCGTCCGCAAGCTCGTCAGCATCAACCTCGGTGCGCTCGGCTAGTCTCTCTAACCCACGGACTGCGGTAGTCCCAGCGGTGGCTGTGTAGGCGGGGAAAGCAACAATACTGACCTCGTGTAGCCTTACCTCGTTCAAGGTTCGCTCAGATCCATTCTCTGACCAGCTATCGCCATCTCGTGGAACCGAGAAACCAAACGACATCGCATCCACATCGCCCCGGCGAATCAGCTCTGAGGCATCACGCCCTGTTGTTGTATTAGGCAACATCGCCCATACACGCAATCCCCTATCGTCCTCACTCAGTTTCAGTGTGCCTGCCCTTGTGCTACCCAGAACTTCGCCGGAGCTGTGGTTCCACAAGAGCTTGATGTCGTTACGAGATTTCAGAGACCGGCTAAATGCCCCAGGCGCAATCTTCTCCGTGAACGGTAGGGGTTGGGATAGTGAGTCAAACATTGCCGCGTATCCCTCAAAGGTCATACCTTCGCTTGTCTCACGGATCTCAAACTCCGTAGGACTCATTCTGGTTTCTAGATCTACCACTGCACTGCCCGCCATTCTGTCTGCGTTCTCGTCTTTCAGTCTACCAACTACACCTTGCGCATACGCTAAAGCTCGCTCAGAGCCACGCTTACTTGGACCACTGCCCCAAAGCAAATGTGCCACAACGCCAGCGCTCGGGTAGTCCTCGTTGTCTGGGTCTGCTGCTGGCGCATCTAGATCTACCAAATGTCTGGAGATCCACGCTGCTAACCTGACCCATTTATCGGCAGTGACATTACCAGCTGCCATAGCACGAGCTTCGCTAACTGTTGCAGGGCGTAATCCCTCACCGCTTTTGCCTTCCTCGTGATATTTCAAACCTTGTCTTGCTGCAGCCCGCATATATGCCGGTGGTTCCAGGTTCACCTGTCGCAGTTCGGCATCATCTAAGAATGTAGCCAAGCTAGCACTCTCGGGGTGATCCTTTTGGGGAGCAGGTGCCCGTTCCTCGTCACCTTCCCACGCATTACAGTAATGATCCCCGCGAACATAATCTTCCCACTTAGCGCAGTAAGCCTTCTCGCCGTCATCCGATTGCATATCTTCTCGATAGAATATGCAGTTGCCACAGGCACGACCCTCAGGCACATCCTCGGCAAGCGCCGGACGATAATTGTCTGGCAGTTCCCTAAGCTCAGTCATTGTTTTGTATTTGGGTAACAGCGCCATCAGTCACCTCGTCCTTGTACACCGACTCAGGATCTTCAGGGTCAATCATCGAAACAGGTTGTAGCTGTGTAGACGGTACGCCAGTGTGGTCAATAGGTGGCAGGTCAAGCGCTTGTAGTACGCTCGCTGGGTCAAACCCGGCATACACCAGGTCACGAGCCATTGAGACCCGTTCCCGTTGTGCCCGAAGTCGAGAGTCATCCACATCCACGTTGGCTAATGGCACACGAACCTTAACAGCTGACTCGTCATCTTGTGGCGCTAGATCCTCTAAAGCGCGAGCCTCGTTTATTGTGAGGAACCCAGACTGCATAGCGGTGGAATACGCCGAGTACCGTGACTGAATATCTGCGCGAAGCAAACCATCAAGGTTGAATTTCAGGAACGCGCCGTCACCGTTTGACCCACGTTCTAACAGTGGGTTGAAAGCACCCTCAATCTTTGTGAGAATGGGGCGCAATCCGTGTGTTACCCAAGCAAGGTTGTTCTGCTCCACGCTGGCGTAACTGTTTGTCCCAGGCAGACCGAGCAGGTGTGGCGGAACATTGAAAGCGCGGGCAATATCTTCCACCGCTAACCTACGAGCCTCAATAGCCTGTGATTGTTGTGGATCTATCTGGGTTGATTTGAAAGTTGCGCCACCGGTTAGCACACCGGTTTTGTGTCCTCTGCGCCAGCCCTTGTGACGGTTATCAAACCCAGCTGTGAGCTGTTTGGCTTGTTCCTCGGTGAGGTTGCCAGGAAACTCAATAACACCGTTCAGGTTGGTGCCCTGCCCAAAGAACGTGCTAGCAAATCTTTCGAGAGCAAGCGCAAGACCAAATGACTCGCGTAGCGCCTTGACACGAGATATGCCACGAACCTTGCCGGGCGGGAGAACATCTGGGATATAAACAATTTCTTCTGTGGTTAAGGGTTTGCCTTCGCCTTCCACGGTGAAGATAAGCCGACCAACAGTGTCACGGGTAACCTCGACAGTCGTAGGATTTAGAACGGTTAGCGTGACTACCTCGCCGCGGGTGTTGTAATAGGCGCGAATGAAAGCGTTACCCTCAAGCAGTAAAGATACGACCACCGAGTTCCAGAAGGCTTCGGCTGGTAGGTCAGCATCGGGTTTGCGCAACCACTGTGGCTGAGGCGATAGATCCACCCGTGTTTGGTTGTTCTTCTTGTAGGCGTGAAGCGGTAGCGTTGAGATTGTGTCAGCGATAAGCGACACCGCAGAGAATACGGCATTGACACCAAACACTGTGTCTGAGTCAATTCGCACACCCGACTCGGTACCAATAGCAACGTCATCACCCGCAGCGAATAACGTCTGATATGAGACTGCCCTACCCTCGCTAGGGTTGATAATACGATTGAGGATCACTGGTTTTGCCCAACTACGAATCCGACAAGGATGATTACCCCACCAGCAAATACAAGCCCGGCGGGAATGGACCACATAAATACGCCCACAGCTATACCCGCAAATCCGGCTACCTGTAGAACACTAGCAATAATCTGTTTGCTCATACACCTATCCAAAGAACTGAGGTACGACTTCTTCCATTCTAGCGACTGTTGCCCTGTCCACGGCGAGAATTGCTGCAACAGCTGCGTCAATCTTTCGTGGGCTTGCTTTTTTGTCTTTCACAATCCTCGGTCCCAGGTTGTCTATCTTTGTCACCGCGTTATCTAAATGCCGAGTTAGTACCGGATCACCATCGTGGACTATGCGTTTTTCGACAACAGCATCATAGAATTTCGCACAAGCCGGTACCATTCTTCGTGGCGAAGTTGATGGCCATTCGACTATAGGCAGTCCTGCTTGTTCTAGGATCTCCATCGAGCGTTGCCACCGAAACGGGTCACAGGCAATCTCACGGACTTTCGGATATTTCTGACAGAAAGCCATAATTGTTTGCTCCACATCCGCAATGTCCACGCGCCAATCGTCATCGTGTATTGCCAGATCCTTCTCCCACGCCTTGACCATAAAGACTTGCACAGGGTCATCGTCTGTCTTAGGAATAATTGCGCCCACAACAACTGTGGCATCACCGGAGAACGAACCGTCAAAGCCCAGCACTATCTCGTCATCTGGTGTCGGAGTAACCTCGCCCTCGCACTGTTCCCACGCCCCGTCAGGTAGCCAGCTTGTTGCCGAGGAAACAAACAAGTTCAGGCGTTTGGTTTTGAACTCGGCTTCAGGTGTCCGCCGGATTGCAGATCTAAAGTCCTCAATATCGTTAATGTCACCGTACCCAGGGTTTGCTTTCTCCCAGCTTGCCTCGTCACGATACTCGCCGTCTGATTCCCACCAGGCTTGGAAGAATGTTGGGTCATCTTCTTCGCCCCGCACAACTTTTTGTCCGTACTGGTAGAGCGAGTAAGCAATAGAGTCGCGCCCTGTCGAGTCGGAGCGAACACCCGCAGTTGTAATTGCCACAAGCGTTGCCTTGTTTCCACGGGCACCCATAGCCAAAGACATAACATCAAATAGATCACGGTTTGGCTGTGCGTGTAACTCGTCAAAGATTACAAAGGTCGGACCTAAACCTTCCTTAGAATAAGCCTCCGCCGACAGCGCCCGATAAACAGAACCATTCTGTGTGTTCTCCATCGCATCCCGGTACAACTTGATGTGTTGTAGATCTGGCGCAGCCTCAACCATCTTCTTGGCATCCCTAAACACAATTTTTGCCTGTTCCTTCTCGGCTGCAATCGAATATACCTCGCCACCGTTAGGACCAAGTGCGAGCGAGTACAGGGCGGTAATCGAACCGAGCGCACTTTTTCCGTTCTTCCTGGGCATACCAATAAGCTGTATTCGGTGGCGCAATCCCCCGTTATTATCCCAAGCAAACATACGAAGCAAGAGCTGTTTCTGCCAGTCACGAAGGACCATAGGTTCGCCCACGTTACCCGCAACACTATCCTTCGTTATCGTTCCGTAACGTTCAGCGAAACCGATAGCGATATGCCCTTCGCCCCCAAGTAATGATTCCTCGGGAACGTGGGTCATCCAACGCGGAGGCCAACTACTCGTCATCGGTTCCCCGCACAAGCTGATCTTTCATTTGTTGTAGCTCACTGAGCCGGGATCTCCGCGCCACCTCAGCAAGACCAAGCCTCGACCTGTCCGATGGCGAGAACCCAAGCATTGACAGGTTAGCTGCAATAATCCGTGACAGGTTATCCAGCCTACGAGCCATCTGCATATTATCCGTCTGCATTACTTTGATACGCAGGTTCCAGCGCTCGTCCACCATCTCACAAGTCATCAGCAACAATTCGATATCGGTGGTCGGACTAATCCACCCGACACCTGCTCCCCAAACCCGTTCCCAAAGTTTCTTGCCTGGATCTAACAAGGGTCGTGGTGGCACAGGCATATCTGTAGCTGGCTCAAGGATCTCTAACTCTGCCTGGTCAGGTAACGGTCTCCTGCCTGGGTTCCCAAGTTTCCGCTTCTGCTCAAGTGGCTTAGCGGGTCTACCTCGCTGGCTCATTTCTCTAACCGCTTCCAAACACTTTCCTTCACGGGTTCCCGTGTTAGCTGTACCTGTGACAAGTCTTGTGCCACATAGTTCTTGTCCTTGACAAGCCCTTGCTTGAACACACTGTAATCAACTGTGTGGTGCCACCGGCTGAACTTGTACGAAAGCTTTGCCACGTCAGGGTGCATATCCACAATCATTTTCGATTTGGGTAGTGTGCCCTCGTCACCATAGAACGCCTCCGTGTTACCGCCGGTCATTTTCTGTGTTGGCATTTTGTATTGGTAGAACGCGTTGAACTGTATCGTCACCCAACCAGCTTTGAGTATCCGCAAAGACAAGTCAGTGTCCTCGTTATATCTACCCCGCCACCGGAACGGTATATCGTTGCGAATTAGGTTGCACGAGTAGATCCTTGTGTTGGTGATAAACGGGGGTCGCGCATTACGGGATGGCAGAAACATAAAATAATTAGGACCAGACATTGCCACGTTCTTGTATCGTTGCGTAAAGTCCTCCATCGCGCGGAAAGCAAACCCGTCACCGACAAGCAATCTCTGGTTTTTGTGTAGCCGACCAAAGTTGATGATGTTGTCATCCATAATCCAGTGATATTTTTGCCCCTCGGCAACAGAGTGATCCCAAATAAAGTTTCGTGCTGGACCTGAGCCCGTAGACGTTCCCTCTGGAAAGTCCCCACCCATATCAAAAGTTTCTTTGTACGCCGGGTCGAGGGTCAAAAGTTTTTCGTCAGGAAAGTACTTGTTGTATTCCTCATACTGCTGTTCTTCCACAACAATCCGGTACGGAACATTGATAATGTCCAGGTACCGTGGCGTGAACGCTGACTTTGCCCGCGACTTTGACGGGATATATATCGGGAACTCAGGCTGGGTTATCAACGACATAGTGTTCGTGTTGGGTAGATCCCACAAGACCATCTGACTCCGGCCACCAAAACGATTTCTTCGCGCCGATATCTAATAGCTCAAAGAACTTGTTTTTTGCATCCTCGTCAGGGAAATGTACCGTACAGTTGAACGGCGAGGTCGCATCATTCTGCTCATACTCAGGCATCCCCGTCCACTCGGCTAACGCATCCACCGACTTACCAGAGTTGGTCCCGTCCATCGTGGCAATCTTCGCAATCTCAGCCTCAGAGAAACCGAGCGCATCAAACTCAAACTCCGCAATCTCTAGCGAAGCAAGTTGTGCCTGCAATACCGTGGGGTCAAACTCAGAGAGATCCGCAGACCTGTTATCCGCGATAGCGTAGGCGCGAATCATATCCTCTGTCCAGTCAGCTGGTGCCTTCACCACGGCAACCTTGTCCCACCCAAGCTCTGTCGCAGCAAGTAATGTACCGTTCCCGGCAATCACCGTCTTATCGCTTGTGACCACGATAGGTTTGCGCTGACCAAACTTCTCTAGGCTTGCCCGCAACACAGCTCGATTCTCCGGCGGGTGGATCCTTGCGTTCTCGTCATCGAACCTTAGCTCGGAAACTGAGACCATCTCTATTTTCACTAGATCCTCCTGGGTTGTGGGCGTACCCAACATATAGATTGTTAGCGTACACAACTAGATTGTTAGCGTACATAACATATAGTATCGCGCCTAGCCCAAAAACGCGATTTTTGCGCCTTTTTATTTCCGCC